ACGATTTCGATGATCTCCTTTGCATTGCCCGCTCCGAAGTCATAGCCGATCCATTCAAACGCGGATGTGCTGCCACGAATCGGAGACGCCCACCGGTCAGAATCCGCTGTTTTCCCGTCGAATGCTGCTGATATTGGGAACGCGCCGCTATAGGCTCCGCTCGCGATCGGAGTTCCGCCCGCGACCACGTTGCTCCCGCCGATGCTCTCGTGCATCTGCAGCTCGCCGATGGACGTGATCATGTTTCCGTCGCCATTGACGGTGCGGCTCTGGAGCCTCCAGTAGCGATGCGCGGCCATTTCCTAGTCCCACTTCCCTGATTCGTTTCCGGTGATGTCGAACATCAGCATCCCGGTATTTGACGACGCGCCCACTCCGATGAGTGCGAGGAAAGTTCGGCCAGGGTAGCCATCGACATTCTCAATCGTGTCGAACTGGCTAAGGCACCGTCCCTGCAATGGTTCGAAAATACCCGGCATCCGGCCACGAAAAACGCCACCTTGAACGCACATGACTGGTGTCATCAGGAACCCATTGTCAGGCTGATGTGGGTACTTGACGATCTCCGCCGACCCGATTGCGCCCTGATCCCACCCGTGACCCATCATTGCCATGTTCGCGGCGCCGATGGTCTGGGAGTACGAGCGGACGGAGTAGCAACAGTTGTTGCTCGGATTGGTCGTGCGGGTCGGTGCCCAGAAAAGCCCGTTCGTGTTCGACGGGGACTGCTGACCGTTCTGAAGGTTGTTCGCGGCAAGGAACGCCGTGAATGGGTCATTCGGACGCGTCGGTATGAAGTCGCCAAAGGCAACCCACCAGATGTAGCCGTCTGTGGCAATCCTGGTAGATGGGTTGCGATCCATGCACGCCTGAAAATAGATGGTTTTCCCATCCGTCACCATCGTCCAGGGGCGATCCGTCGAATCCACCGTACAGGACTTGTAAGCATAAAGCCCATTCCCGAACTGGGCGGAGGTCGGGAACGGCTCTCCACCGGTATCAACGTCGGTCATCGTCAGGTAGCCGCGGACCTTTGCCTCACGCGCGGCGCCCGCCGTAGAGCCATCATCGATGACCTGGAGATAGGGACGAGTACCATCGGTGTTGTTCGGCCTGTAGGCGGCCTTGTTCGTAGCGGAAAACGCCTTCGAGAAACCAGCAGGAGCGCGCTTGACTGTCACCGATCCAGTGGCAGGGCTGGCGGGCTCCCCTGCCACCTGATAGGTGAAGTGCTTCAAGTCGATGACCGACACGACCGCATCGATGTTGTAGGCCGCCTCGGTCGCCCCAGAGATCAGAGCCGACTCCCCAGACTTGAACCCGTGCGCCGCTGCCGTTTGAACCGTCGCGACTCCGCCAACGCGGGTGATCGATGTCACCGAAACGGCGTTGTAGCCATTCACGAGAAGCGCATCAAACAGCGCGATCAGCGAACCGTTTTGACCGGTCAGCGATGGCGCACCCGCCTGACCTGAGTGGAAAAGTTTGATTGCCATGATCAGCTCCACTTGCCTTGAGTATTGCCGGTCAGGTCGATATAGACACCGCCGACGTAGGACGAATTCGCCACGCCAGACCGGATGTATTGGAACTTCCGGCCTTCTCGCCCGACGACGTTTTCGATGATCTCTCGGTTCTGATGAACCACACCGACGCCGGACTCGTATAAGGGGAGCGCTCCACGGTGCACGGCTCCAATGTTGGTTTTCTCATAGACCTGGACCTGGGCGAGCTGCATCCGATTCGACATCGGGTCAGGGAACGCAAGGAATCCGGAGTACCCCATGCAAATGTTCTGCGCAAAACTCATCCCGATTTGGGCCGTAGGAAACGCGGGTTTGGCCGCTCCCGTGAAGGTTCTTGCAAGAGCGTTCCAGCCTTGAGAGACGTTTGGGTTTGGCTGCGTCCCGTTCGATTGGACGTGAAGACCGCAATTCACTGTTCTGTCCCACGAGGAGCTCTCAGAACTCAGCCCACCGCAGATTGTGGCGTAGGGGTCGGGGACAGGAGAAAGAAGATCCCCGAACCCCATCGTGTAGCTGTATCCAGATATGTAGTTTGGATTCCCTGACAACTGCTCAGGATGGATGCAGACAATGACCGTTTTACCGTCAGAGTAAATAGACCAGTGACGATCGATAGAATCTAGCCAATTCGATTTGCAGATGCGGATTCCGAAAAGGTCAGTGGAAATGACAGTTGGAAACGGGTTCTCTCCATGATCGATCCCGGACATCTTCTCGAACCCGCGCATCCCTGCATACCGCGCGCCCTGTCCGTTCGGGCAGTCGGCAACGTCATTGACCTGCCAGTAGTGCCTGCGAGAGGTAATGTCGTTCGACCGATAGGCCGCACGGTTCGTATCGGAGAAGGCTTTCGAGAACCCCGCAGCGGCCCGCTTGGTCGTGATCGTCCCCGTCGCCGGACTCGAAGGCGTTGCCGTCCCAATGTCGAACGAAAAGGTGATCGGGTTGATGTAGCTGATCGGCCAGTCGCCGTTATAGTCCGCCTCGACCGCTCCCGCGATCGTGCAGACATTGACGACGCCATCCTTGACCCAATAGGTCGTGAGCGGGTTTTCGTAGCCATGCTCGGCCGCGCAGGTCACGACGACGGTCGAACCGGTGCGAACCATCGAAGTGACGGCTACCTGATTGAAGCCATTGACCAGACACGCATCGAGCACGGAGATCATCGAGCCGACGAGCCCGTTCAGTACCGGAGCGCCAGCCTGATTGCTGAAGTAGGCCTTGATGGTCATCGTCCGTTTCCTTTCAGCACGCCCATCGGCGTTTCGTTCGGCCAGTAGCCCTTTGCCTCGTGCCATTGGCAGTAGAGCGCGTAGAAATCCTGAGTCTGGCGTGCAGGTCCGCCGCGCTCCGCGAGAAACATCGAGAACGCCGGGAGTTCGAGAAGTCGCGCCCAGTCGATTGCTGGCACGTCCGGTGCCTCATCGATTGCGGATCGGGTTGCGATAAACCCTTGCACTCCAACAACGATGGGCGGCGGCTTGCAGGGCTCGGTGTCGGTCATGGTTTCCATTCCTTCAGTCTGCCTACGCGGCGCGCAGGATCAAACCACTACAGGCGGTATCGCGGCATGGACGGGAACGGCTTGTCCTGGTCCTTGAGCTGCCCGCCAGCCGAATAGGCGTAGTTCCCGACAATCAGGCGAACGTCAGAGATCCAGCAGACCGCCCCGCCACTGCCATCAGCAGCGCGGCCGATGCGAATTCCGCTGCTATCGATGGGCGGCGCCTTCACTGGCCAGGAAACCCGGCTGTGCGCTGAGGTGAAGTCGATATAGCCGTCGATCGTGAAGAGGATCCCGTCGTGCTCGCTGGAGTAGTTCGCTGAGACGTGGTGCCAGGACTGCCCGGAATTCACGTTCGTCGAGTCGGAGTTCATCGAAAACGCGGTGTAGCCAGACTCGACATCCTCGATCATGAGCTGACCGTGAGGGGTCAAGCGAACGATGAACCCCTTGGCGGCGCCCGCGTTCGATCCCCGACTATCAAAAAGGACGACGTTTTCCGTGCGCTTTACCGCCAGATCAACCCATAGCCAGCATTCGATCGAGAACTGTTTGCCTTCCGTGTCTTTGTCACTGGACACCAACACCCTGACGCTTCCTGATCCATCGAGCTTCAGGGAACACCCGTTGTGCTTCCAGTGCGTCCCATCGAGAACCGCGCCGCCCTCGAAGATCACATCGGCGCCCATGACATCTGCCGTCTTCGTCGATCCTGGTGCCCCGACAAACGGGACCAGCGCTCCGTAGTAGGCCCACATCGTCGCGGCGGTCGGAAGGATTTCGTCCGGGACAAACGCTCCGCTGTAGATCTCGGGCGAGACCTGACGGAATCGAATGCTGTCGATGTTGCCGACGAGCTGCATCGGCTCGCTTCCCTGGGCTCGGCCAATCCTGACCGGCGTGCCCGGAGTGTAGTGCGCAGCCGCAGACTCGGAGATCGTCACCGACCCGAGCGGCGCGCCGTCGATGTAGAAACGGAGCTGGCCGGCGAAAAACTGGATGGCGAAGTGGAAGAACGTGCCGAAAGGGATCGGCGAGGCCCAGGATAGCCATGTCGTGAATTTCTCTCCGTCGCTCCACTTGAACACAAGCCGATCACGCGACGATGAGTTGGAGCCAGACAGGTAGAGGAAGAACGACGACCCGGCCGCCGTCCCGTCCCCTTTTCCAAGGATCAGGCTTTCCGTTCCCCCCTGGTCGCCATCGAGAAGAACCCAGCCGTCGATCAGAGATCCCTCTGTCTTGAAGTTGTTCGGGATCCAGGAGTCAGCAGGGAGAGGGCTACCGTCATAGCCATCGAGATACCCGCCTGACGGTATCGCCATCGATGAAGCCCCGTAGAGCTTCCTTGCCGTTGTCAGCGCCGCGCCATCATGTGCGGCAAGCTGACGCCCGGCGTCGTCATAGAGCCACGTCTGCCCCTCTTCGCCCTCGAACCGGTGGAGCATCGTGACGCCGCTCCAGTAGCTATCCTGCTCGACCTTGACCGGGTGCCCGATGACATACGGGCCGTGCGCGACTACGCCGTAGCCGACATCGCCCATGTAGGCAATGCCGATTCCGGACTCGCCCACGCTGGACTTCTCGATCTGATCAGACTCCCAGGCGATCGCTGACGGCTGGCCGGTCCAGAGCTGGGCGCCGGTTTCGATGTCGAAAACGAGAACGCGATCAACAGGCGTGCCGCCTGAAGTTTTCGCGTTCCCTTGGAGCTTGAACGAAGCGCCGAGATCGACGATTGCCACGGTCCAGCCTTAGACCTTGAAGATCTTGTTCGTGCCGTTGTCCCAGGTCACGATGATGTCGCCGCCGTTCGGGGTGATCGGCAGGCCGGTGGCCGTGTCGATGTAGGCGATCACCGGAGACGTGGCCTCGGTGCCCGTGTCGGAATAGATCACGATCGCCTCGATGCTCGCGCCCGAGACGCTGGTGAAGGTCACATCGGCCGCATCGGCTGCGCCGCCCGTGGTCGCCTTGCTGGTCAGCGTGACCGGGCCGGCGATGCGTGCGGAGATCGGGATGTCAGCGAGGTACTGATGGACTGCCGTTTGCGGCGTGTAGGCGCCGGTATCGACGAGCAACACCTTGATGGTGTCGGTCATCCAGTTGAGCTGTCCTTCGAGAAAGCGCTGCCGCGCGTAGTCGTAGAGCGTGTTGGCCATTACCCTTTACTCCTGGAAGTTCTGGCCGTTTGCAGGCCTGGGTTCTGGCGCACTCTTGCGCGCCTGCTTGTCCGCGTTGCGGTTGCGACGCGGGATGTCAATCTTGGTTTGCTCGCCGGCCTGGATCTGGACGCGTGCGATCTGGCCGTCCTTCTTCATCAGCGTGATCGTGATGGCGTCGGCGCCGTTGTTGATGCGGATTGAGTCACCCGGCTTCATGTCGGTGTTCAGTCTGCTCATGGCATGAAGGCCTTCACGGTTTGCGGAACATCCGTCCGCGTGTTGCGGCGCAGGTTCGAGCGCGGGCGCTCGCCAAAGTAGGCGGTGAATGCGGCCTCTGCGCGGTCGGCGCGCTGCTGGTCGAATGCCTCGGAGTCCGGGACAGAGAAAGCGCAGCGCAGAGCCCACAGGATCAGGCTGCGATGGCTTGCCGCGTGGATCTCAGGCGTATCGGAGTCGTTCTGCATCCCGTCAATGGGAAGGCGGAACCCTTCGATGGACAGCTCACCGTTCGATGTCGGGGCCGGGACGATGCGCAGAGACGTTTCGTCCTGGACCGCATAGAGCGGGTCGCCCGTCGCTGATCGCCAGTCGGCCCGGCGCTTGGACAGCTCAAGCGGCGAGATCAGCTCAAGGATGGTGGTGACCGTCGATCCCGTCGCCTTGAATGCGATGTACTCGATCTCGTAGAGCGCTTCGTGCAGGGTGTAGGAGGACGTGCCGGCCGTCACAGGGATCGAGCAGATCTCAGGGTTTGACCACTCGCGCAGCAGGCGGCCACGAATAGCAGCTTCGCGCTGCGCTTCGTTCAGCCACCCGATAACGGCTTCGTCAGGCCAGAAGAACGGCGCGGCGATGTCGTTCGCGGCGATCCGGAACTGGGCGATCAGGTCGGCGAGTGTCATGCAACACCAAACTGGTCAATGAACTGATGGACCTGGGCGCGCATCGCTTCGACGGTCTGACGCTTGTCGATGTTCTGCTTGTACTGCGTGAAGGCGAACTCCTTCAGCGCGTCCTTTTCCATGAAATTCACGGTGTCGTGGATGTCCTGGATGTTGCTGGCCTTCTCTTCCGCCTGCTCGCGTTCGATACGGCCGCGTTCGAGCTGCGCATCCGTTTCGTCGCTGAGTTCGGCGCTTTCAGCGGCCCCGACTGTCTCGCTGCCTTCGGTGCCTTCGGCCTTATCGCCCGTTTCCTGGCCTTCCGTCAGCGCGAGCTGATCGCCTTCACTCGTGGCGACCTTCTCGGGCTCCTTCTCGACCTTGGGCTCGGCGAAGTTGTCGGAGTGCCGGAGCAGCTTTCGGGCGATGACGACCGGCACAGAGCGGATCTGATCGCGAACGAACGTCAGGCCAGAACCGTAAAGGCGATCCTCGAAGAACTCGCGCCTGCCGATGTACTGGACCATCAATCTGATTTTGGTATTCATTGGGTGTCTCACTCATGCGAGGCGGGGAGAGTCCGGGCCTCTCCCCTGGTTGCAGCGGTTGCTTATCGGTCGCCGGTCAGTTCGCCGATGATCGCGATGTCGATCTGGCCCGCCTTCGCGTTCGCGATGACTGCGGTGGTCAGGATCAGACGGGCCGGCTTCGGCAGGACCACGGGCGTAACAGCGGTCACGGTGCGCAGGCGCGCAGCGGTCGCGAGGTCCAGGCCAGAGCCAAAGTAGTCGTCGTCCTGGGGCACGCCTGCGTCATTGACGCCATCCTCGTACTCGAAACCAAGCTTGCCAGTCAGAGTGGAGGTCAGGCCGGTGGAGACGACGATGGACGCATCGTCCAGGCTGAAGCCAGCCGGAAGCGGGCCCAGATCGATCTTGTCGCCAATTCCGATGGCGGCCGTGGTGTCCGAGTCGATGACGGCGCCGCTCGCGTTGGTCTTGAGCTGGTAGCGCAGGATGGTGAGATTGCCGTAGGCGCCGGCCGCGCCGCCGAACTGGCGAAGGCCGTTGCGCTTCTTGGTGATGGTTGCCATGTGGAACTCCTGTTTGATCAGTCAGAAGAGGAAGAGCCGGAGTTACCCGGCTCTGCCGCTTACATGCGGGCGCCGATGATGGGGACCGCCGTATCGATCGCGATAGCGCCGTAGTCGGTGAATTCCATGCGGTCACCGGTATCGACGTTGAAGCGGATCTTGGAGACCCCGCGAATCGCGCCGATCAGCAGCTCCAGCTTGTCGCCGTGGTCAAGCTCCTTCTCCGACCAAAAGAACGGGATGCCGCTCTTCTCGGACGAAGCCAGAGCCTCGGCCAGCGCCTGACCGCCCAACAGAATCGAGCGGTCGATAGCGAAGTTGGTCCCAAACGCGGCCGGCACGACACAGGTGCTTTCCGTCTCCGACGTGTAGTCGGCGCAGTAGCGGATGGTGTCGCCCGCATAGAAGCGGATCGGCTTGGGCATCTTGACGATCAGAATGCCGTTCCAGAGCCCGGCTTCGCCCAGGAAGATCGGGTGCATCTTGGCCTGCTGCGCACGGGCCAGCGCCGACGCCTGGATCTGGCGAAAGGCCGGATCGGTGGAGAAGGAGCTGTACTGCGCGGGCGAGACGAGCAGCACGCGAAGCGGGGAGTCGGTTGCAGCCGCGTCGCCATCGAAGATGACCGCGGGCGGCGGGAGGGAGATCTGCTCCATCGTCGTGCGCACCGAATCAACCACGTCCATCTTCAGGAGGTCGGTCGTCTGGAGATCGATCTCGCCCGCATTGACCGCGAACGGCTTGATCGCGCCACCGTCAGCGATGAAGTGCCGGTTCTTCGTCGGAGCCTTCACCGGATTGACCATGATCTCCGCGAACAGCGGATTGGTTTCGGTCGGGACGGCCCACTCCATGTTGCTATGAAAACCGCGCGCGCCGGCCATATGCACCAGCAGCGACTGATCGACGTAGCGATCCATCAGCGACTGGGCGATCGGGCGGCCCATGTTGCGGAAATCGACCGGGTTGCGCAGCGCGGTCATGGAATCGCCCAGGTCAAGCGGGAAACGCGCCTGATTGACGCGCAGCTTGTCCTCGACGATGGACATGCCAGTACCACGGCCTTCGGCGTAGCGCGAGCCCATGATCGGGTACGCATTGACCGGCTGGAGAAGATGGAAGGTGACTTCGTCGCCCTTGCCCTTGCTCAGGTCGGTACAGCGCACGATCGGCATGTGCTGGGTGGATTGCTTGCGGATCGTCGCCGTGGCGCCAGCGGTGCCGGCCGGCATCTTGCCGATGAGGCGGCTGATGGTCGTGTTGCGCTGCATATGGACAGCGAACACGCCAGCGGCCTGCTGGATCATGTTCGTCTTGTCACCAAATGCGGCGTGGGTCTTGGTTTGCGGCATTTCGCCCTCCGATTAAATCTGCGAGTTCAGGAAGGCGGTGATCTGGGCGGGCGTCATATTCTCGAACGCACTGACCAGCTCATCGCCTCTCATTGCTGCCATCTGATCCTCGCGAGTCAGGCCGCCCACGCGCCCACCAGGAATATCGGTGAGCGTCGCGGGCGGCGTGGCCAGCGTCTTTGCGATGGCTTCCTGGGCCGCCTTCTTCGAATCGATGGTCTGATCCGTTGAGGCGGCCTGAGTCCCCGCATTGGCCTTTTTGAATGCATCGAAGACTTCGACGATCTCCTGCGCGCTGCCGGTGTTCAGGGCATTGACGTAGGCGTTTCGTGCGATCGAAGGTTGATCCTTGAGCCATCCTGCAAACTCCTGGCTTTCCGCCACGGAGTCGGCGTCCGGATGTGCGTCGTAGATCGCTTTGTAGTGGGCCTGGGCGGCGTCGTGCTCTTGCCGGGCTTCAAGCGGCGCCAGCTTCTTCTCCAGCGCCGCCATCCGTTGATCGACTTGAGCCGCAACGCGCTGATCCACCAGCGTGGCGATCCCCTTTGCAAGCGCCTCTTCGGAGAAGTCCCCAAAGATTGCCGGGTCGGCTCCAGCGTCGATCGCTGCTTGCGCGGCGGCGACTTGGTTATCGACCTTGGTAGGCGTTGCCCCACTCTCGGCCCGTGTAGCAGCCTGTTCTTGCAGCCTCGCAAGCTCAGTCTGTGCGGACTCGGCCTTGATCTTCCACTCGTCAGCAACTGCCCGTGCGTTCTTGGCGTCGTCCCTGGCTTCAACCAGCTTGTCAAAGCTGATCGTGTGCTTTCCGTCCCTGGCCAGGATCACCGCGTTTTCGGCGCTGAGCTGGTCGTTGTTGGGCTTCGGGTCGGTTGTCGCCGCGGCGGCGGCCGGGTCGGTTGCTGTCTTCGTTGCCTCATCGGCCGCATTCGGCGCGTCGGTCTTCGTCTCGGGAGCTGCACCGGTCGGCACGGTGCTGGTTTCCGGCTTGATGCCGGTTTCGCCGTCTTGCGGCAACTCAATGAGCTGCGCAGCCTGCTCGGGAGTCAGTGACCCGCTTTCCTGAATTGCGTTTGCGATGAACTCGTCTTGTATTGACATGTGCTTTTGTCCCGCCACTTATCGCAGTGGCCGCAGAGGGCGATTAAGCGGATGGCCGTTTCCGGCCGGTTCGCTGCGCACTTGGCGCCGCTTGCTCGAAAGTCTCTTCGCCGATGCCGCAAAGGAAAAACCCTAGAGCCCCCCGAATTGCTCAGGCGAAAAAAAAGGCCCGCACTTGGCGGACCAAAGGAGCATGCACGCTCGCGAGGGAATCATTTCTCCCGAAGGGCATGAACCACGGCCCTGAAAATGAAATCCTTCGCCTGTTGCTCGCGCGGGAGTTCGGAGAACGGGACGATGCAGGGGTGCTCTTTCTTCTCCGGATCCTTGACCGGTCCGTACCTCCAACCTTCGTCGAGCTTCTGCTTCATCCAGCTCACATGGCTGGCCTCGGGCCCGAAATTGCCCATCGAATGCAGATCGACACCCATGCGAGCGCTGGAACGCTGCCACTCGGGCGCGTCATCCCATGCAGGCTGGCTGTTATCGCCGAGTGCATGGCAGTAGGCGCGGTTGACTTCATGGCAAACCCGTGCAATGCGATCCAGCTTGTTCTTGTCCGTCATGCCAGCTTCTCCTTGAGCGCGTAGCCCATCAGCGGCCACATCTTCTCGACAGCGTTCTGGCGGGCGACATCGCGGCCGATCTTGGCGTCGAAGTTCTCGGGGCTGACGCAGGCCGATTCGCCGGTGACGGTGAAGCCGTTGCGCAGGACCAGGACGCAGAAGGTTAGAAGCCCCAGAGCGGCCCCGGACGTTGTGTAGCAGCGAGAATTGACCGCTTCTTCGTGGTCCGCTCCGTTCTTCGCCGTGAAGTAGTGCTCGCTTGCGATGTTTGCCTCGATGTCCTCGTGCGTGACGCGCGGCGCGGTCAGCCCCTTGGCCTGGATTTCCTGCTCGATCTGTTCGCCGTTCATGTCGGTCACTCCACGATCTGCCAGTCTTCGGCAAGCACGTCGTTGATGCTCGGAACCCAGGTCGAAACGGATTCATCGACGTTCTTGATCGTGAAGAGCGGATTGCACTTCCTGTTGTCGTCGATACCGTCCGTGTAGGTCCAGGACGGGACGAAGCGAACATACATGCCCTTGCCGTTCCAGCCGGTGCGGGCGACCTTCTTGCCCTGCTTCATGAAGTGAATTGCGTCGCCGAAAGTCAGCGCCTGGGCCTCGCCTTCGGATACGCGGTAAGCCGACTCGAACACGTCCTTGGGCGACCAGCTGATGTATCCATCCGGATACTTCACGGCGTAGCCGGGCTTCCCGTCCTTGTCCAGCTCCCAAGCCAGGATCTCTTTCGTTCCGATGTAGCTCTTGGTCATGCTTCTGCTCCCTTGAGGTTGTCAGACGGCGAAGCGGTTTCTACGCCGGTCATGGGTGAGCCGCCTTCGGCCGGGACTGGCGGAAGCTGCGGGCTCGTGTTCTGGTGGATCGGCGGCGCACCTGCTGCCTGCGCTGCTGCCGGAGCTGCTGAGGCCGGCGTCGGGAAGTTCGGGTCATCGCCCATTGGGCTGGGCAGCTGATACCCTGCTCCCTGCATGATCGCGTCAGCGACAGGGGCAATCTGCGGCATGGTTGCAACTTGGGCGCCCGCTTGCATGGATGCGAATGCCGCCTCGACGCCGGTCTTGACGGCCTGGGCCATCAGAACCTTGATCTGCGCATCGGACTGGCGCTCCTTGAGATCGATCTCGCGGGCCTTGAGGTCGTTTCCGGCCAGCTTGAGCGCTTTTGCCACCTCGTCGCGGATGCGCTGCTCGACCTGATCCGGCGATTCCTGCTGCCCGGCGTTGCGTAGCGCCTCGACAAGTTTGCGCTTGAACGGAACATCCATGAGCGAGGCAAGGAACGGCATCGCGGCGGCCTGATACTGAGCCGGCAAAGACTTGATCGCCTCGGAGAGCGCACTGAGCTGCTGTCCCCTGTAGGTCGTCGTGCTGGGCACGTCTTCCAGGCCGACGAGCAGGCGCGTGCGCTGCAAGTCGTTCGAGAGCACAGGCGTGCCTGTGATCGGGTCGATTTCGCGCTTGTTGATCGTGATGGCGCGGTCTTCCTCGATCGCGTCGCCCTCGACGATTACGACCTGCTCCTGATCGCCCATGTCCTCGATGATCATCGCCATGAGCAATTCGCCGATCATCGAGCGCCCGGCGCGGAAGTTTTTCATCAGCGCACCCAAAGCCTGATTGGATTGCTGTACCTGCGTTTGCTCCTGAACGCCAGAATTTGCCGAGCCGCGTTTGCCCTGGAAACCGGACGTGATCGCGGACACGCGCTCGATAGAGAGCCGGCTGTCGGCGAGCAGCTGCATGTGCTGGTCGGTAAGCTGGGCATCGCGCTTGACCTCGAAACGCGCTCCAGGTGTCGCCATGTGCGAAGCGTTGAGCACGATATCGGCGTCAGGGCGGGCGACCTGCTCGCGCAACTGCTCGTCGGTCATCGCTACGGCGCCCTCGGTGCGCTCGACGCGCGTCACCGACATCGACCAGCGCGCCTTGCTGACGCCGCTGTTGATCGCATCCTGGTTGTAGATCATCGATCGGACGTAGCCGTAGGGCCGGCGCGTGTTGTCCTCCCTGAAGGCCCAGAACGGGACATAGGGGAAGAACGCGTGCGTGAATGGCGTCGGACCGTCGAAGAGCCGGTGTGGCCCGAGCCAGTACGAGCGCCGCACGCGGGCGATCAGCGACCGCTGGACCTGCACAGCGCCGCGCGCGATCGCTTCGTTGTGCATGGAGTTAAGCGGGTCGTACTCGATCACTCGGCCGTTGCTCGTGCGCATCATCACGGCCTGCACCCATCGCCGATACCACAGCTCTGCAAGGCAGATGTCGTGATTGACCCGGTTGTACCAGCGGTCTTCCTGAATCGTGAATCCGCGAGCATCGTTCCAGGCGTTTTGCAGGCCCGTGCTTCCGCCACCATCCAGATTCGGCGGCATGTCCTGCCACCACGTCGCGCCGAACTTCCCGCAGCGCTCGATCAGGTCGCGCCACTCGGGAAACACCGAGACGAGCCGCGAGGGATGCAGCCAGCGCTGCCTGCGCAGATAGCGGGCGTCGGACAGGTCGGGCTCGACGGATTGCCAATCCCAGTGGATCTCATTGCGATGCACGACAGAGCATCGGTAGGGGAACTTGAGCGGATCCTTGTTGCGGCTGACCTCCACCCAGCCGATACCGCACCCGGCTTGCGTCCAGAATGCGCCTGAGCACGCATCGTCAGCCTTGCTCATGCGCTCGGCCTCGTTGAGTTTGAAGCTGATCGCATCGGCGATGTCCTGGCCGCCGACGCCACCGTTCGGTGTCACGCGCCAGTCCGTGCGGCTCTCGGCCTCGTAGCCGGCCAGAGAGCGCATCGCCGGGCCGATTAGATCCTCGATCGCCGGAGGGATCCCGATCTGCTGCATACGCCTGATCAGATCGCCATCAAGCTGGTTGCCATCCGCGTAGTCCATTTCCTTGTCAGCGGTGGATCGCCAAAGCGGTTGCTGCTCGATCTCCATCAGGATCTGCTCGTACTCGGGCAGGGTCATGTCCAGGCGATCGCCCAGGAAGTTTCCGTCCCCGGTATCGTCAGGATCCGAATCGATGCCAGCGCCGATCGTGGCGTCGTCTTCCGTCTCGCACCCGGTCGGTTTGTTCTCGTCGTCGATCTCGATGTCAATCATGGTTTGAATCCCTGCTATGTTGTGCGCCAGTCGCTCGGCGGAGCGGCGCGATACCGACCCGATGAACTGCTCGATGCGTAGATGAGGATGCCGGCCTCTTTGGCCTGAGCCCATTGCCTGATTGCGTCGGCGCCTTCGCTGCAACCGTTCGCCTTCTCTGGCTGGTCGGTGAATCGGTTGTCTGCCGTGCTCCACTTGCGCTTGTAGCCTTCGAGGCGCTTGATGCCCTCGGCGCAGCCATCGGAGTCAATGAAGCAGCCCTTGAGGTGCTTGCGCGTCGCGTAGATGCCGGTCATCAGGTCCGTGACGCGCGGCACGATGACGAATGTCTGCCCTGGTAGCAGCGCCTGGAGCTGTTCCTTGATCGACTTGTTGTAGTCGCCCAGGCGCTTGTGGTCGGCGTCGTGCGGCAGGTAGTGGGCACCGAACAGGTAGCCCAGCTTCTGCATCTGGGCGACGTAGTGACGCAAATCCTCACCGTGGCCCTCGTAGTAGCCGATGAATCGATCCTCGCCGCGCAGATCCTGGTGGAACCAGATCGCAGTCCCGTCGCTGTTGCCGATGTCCCAGAAGGTATTGACCGGCACATCGAGCACGGGCACGCGAGTAATTCCGCCGCGCTTGCGGATCTCGATCAAGTCCTTCGCGAAGTAGTGGCCCTCGCTGCTCACCTGGAATGCTTCCTCGGGCGTGCTCGGGTACTCCTGCCACATCTTCTCGTCTTTGCCCGAGAAGTCGGCCCGCAGCGTCGCGACGTACCATGCGCGTTGATCCGGGTCGATGCGGCATTGCATCGTGGCCTCGATGCCGTCGAAATACTCGTGCTGCTTAGCCGTGACGACGACCTCGCGCGAGTCCATTCGGTACTTAGGCTCTTGCCACCACGCGAAGAAGTGCATTCGGTAGTCGCGGACGGTCAGCGGCTCCTTGCTGGTCATCTGTCCCTGGGCTACCTGCACCTTGTCGAAGAAGTCGCCTTGCCGGCCTTCTGCCGTGCTCTCGATAACCAGGATGCCGTTTGTTGGAACGGACGGGATGGAGCCAGTGACGACCTCGGCGGCCTTGTCAGGGTACTTCGCGCAGATCTTCCCGTACTCGCTGATGTGCAGGCGGTGGATCGTCCCGGAACGCATCGATGTCGCGACGCGGATGCTGCTGTTGTTGTGGGCGAACAGCAGTTCGTCGGCGTTGCTCTGAGCCGTTTGGAAACGGTTAAGCAAGGGTTCAGGAAGGCTTTCGTATGCGAACTTCACCTTGTCGCGGAAGATGACCTTCGCGGCATCGCGATCCTGAGCGATGATGCCGCAGCGCTGGTTGGGGTTGAACAGCGCGTGATCAAGCCACAGAATGCAGATCAGCGTTGTAAAGCCCAGCTGACGGGCCTTCAGGATCAGGTTCCGGTGCCACATGCGCTTGAGGAATCTTCGCTGCGCACGGTTCGGCCGGAACGGCATGACGAGAACCTCATCCTCGTCGTCGCCGTCGCCCTTGATCATGATTTTGTAGAGCGCGCCCGAGAAGATGCGCCACTCAGGATCAGCGAGACAACGCGCCAGCTCTGCCGGGTCTGTGGGCAGTGCGGCCAGAGGCTCGTCGTGGATGATCCTGGGAGCGGCGTCCGACATCCGATCAGTCCTCGTCGCCGCCAGAGTCGCCAGAGATCGGGAATGCATTCGACGCGGCCGGCTCGCCGTATTCGGGATCCTGGGCGATCGGGCGCAATGAGCTTCCGCTGCTCTGGATGCTCTTGAGCAATGCAGTCAGGGGATCCTCGGCGCCGTCTTCCTTGTCGTCGAGCCCGAACGCCTGACGTTCCAGAGCGACCAGCACGCGCAGAGACTCGCCCAAGTCCTTCATGGTCTTGGCTCGTCCGGGTAGGCTGATGATCTTGTGGTAGAGGTCGTTGAGCTTGTCCTGACCGTGCTTGTCAGGATTCCGCATCATGTCGCCCAGCCCATAGAGCAACGCCACGGTATCCGCGCCGGTCTGTCCTTCCAGCTCTTCCAGCAGCGCCATCGTGATCCGGCGCGATCTCTGAATGTCGTGCCGATGGCTCAAACGCACTTCGGCTACAGCGCTCGCATTCGTCTCGATTACGTCGCGCTCTGCGATTTTGGATTCTTTGGATACCTTTTTGGCTACCGCTGCCCTGGATACCAGCGCATCGGCTTTCTGCTGGATCTTGGCCTTGAGGTCGCGTTCCCATCCGTCACGCTTCGCACGCTTGTTGATCGCTCCGTGCGTGATCCCATGCGCCTCGGCAATCTGGCGCAACGTCTTGATGCCGGCTCTGTAGTCGAGCTCAATGCGCTCCCAATCCGCTTGGACTTTCTTGGCGGGCTCGGCGGGCAAACTGGCTTTGGGCTTTGAGGAGTGGGTCTTGGTATCCATGCCGGTGAATCTGCCGGCATGGATCCTTGGTGTCGAACCTTAGAGGGGTTCGGGTGGAGTGTGATCAATGCACCGGGACGAGCGAGGCCTGCGCATCCTTGATCATGCCCTTGAGTACTGCCAAAGTCGCCTGAGCCTTCTCGGCGCAATCCGCATCCTGGTACTTGATGATGAGGTGGTCATCATCCACAGAGATCGATTCCGACTTCTCGGTCAGCATCAGCGAGGTGGCGAAAAGCGATTTCTCTTCGTCCCCGGTAATCGTGCCGATCAGCAGCACGATCTGCTTCGGCGTCAGACCGATGATCGGGTGATGCTCCCCGGTGTCCCGGTTGATGCTGATGCCTTCTTGCCCGCCGACAGACATCGCGAGCTTGATGGCGACCTTCAAATCGTCTTCGCTCGGGTTGAATTCATGCTCCTGGCTGGCCGGTGCGTTAATTTGGTCTTGCATGTCGTGTGCTTCCTGAGTGTTCCGCGCTACTGCGCGGGTTAGTGTGTCGTGTGAGGTGTTTCGTCCTGCTCGTCCTCTCCGTAGAGCAGGCGAGCCTCCTGGTAGATCTCGTAGATCCCCTTGAGGATGTGCAGCGCGACGCTCGATGCGTCGGCATCGCGGTAGCGGATGGTCAGCCCGTCGCCCTTCAGCTCAAAGCGAGCTGCATCCTTGAATATCGAATGCGATACCGAATAGAGGCTGTTCTTTTCCATTTCGATCGTTTGCCCGATCAGCAGCACGAGCTGTTCAGGGTTGAGCGACACGACCGGCGTAACCGTGCCCTTGTCCCTGTCGATGATCGCCCCTTGGATGCCGCCGACTTCCAAAGCGCGTTTGACCGCGCTTGTCATGTCCTGAACCTGCGCTTCCTCCGTCGCCATACCGTAATTGGTCGGCTTTCCCATTCTGAAACTCCCTCTCATTTGTGGTTTTGCCCGTATGGCCGGGCTGCGTGCCTTTCAGTCAAACACGGCGCGCTCTCGGGAACGCGCCCTCTTGGGCCGCCTCACGGCGGCAATCGGTCATGCGCACGCCCTCCATTCAGCAGGTTCATGGGCGAAGTTGGCCAGGACGAGATCCTCTGCTTGAGGTGGGCTGACCGAGTTGCCGCACATGCGGACTTGCGCAGTCCCGGAGAGCGGAATCCGGGGAACGGAGAGCGGGTCATCAATCTGGATGCCGTCCTTGAACAGCAGGGCCGGATCCGGGATTTCGTTGATAACGTAGCTTTCCGGGAAGCCTTGCGCGCGGTAGAGCTCGCGCGGCTTGAGCATGCGCAACGTGATGTCGATCAGCACGTAGTCGCCGACCAGGACCAGATCGGCGTCAGCCTGGAACTGTTCGGGAAGGAACTCGCGCAGGAGCGCCGCGCAGGCCTTCGCGCGATCGAGCAGCTCGGGGGCGAGGCTGTCGGCCAGCACTTGCACGGTCTGGACCAGGCCCATTCGGCCTTTCGTCGGAAGCGTGTGCATCGGCTCGGCCAGGCCCTGCCACTGACCGCCTGACGAGTAGTACTTGACCATGTAGGCGGTGACCAGGCGCTGCTGGGCGCCGGAGGCCGTTACCGTCGAGGTTGGCTCGGAGAGAGATCTGCCGTCTCCGTCGTAGTAGCCGCCGTTGGCCTGCTCAAGGAAGGCCGCCGATACCAGAGCGCGCTTGACGCCACCGGCAACGACAGTGCCGAGCGGATCGGCGCAGCTGTGCGTGCGGGGTTCTTGCCCTGGGCGCTCACCGTACCCAATCGTAACGAGGTGGGCGGCCATCAGCGCGTGGTGCGTCCCGCCAGCGGAGACGGTCGAGAGCGGGGCCTCGACGGAGTGGCCGCCCATGTGCGCCGCCGACGTGCCGCGCAGGGGGGCGAGAGCCGGCGCCACGATCGAGAAGTGGCCGCCCTTGACCTGGGCGCAGATCGTCCTGAGCGGCTCATTGGCCGGCATCGTCCGCTGATTGCTGGCATTCGCGTGCTCGCAGATGAACGGGGCTGACTGGCTGACGATGAAGGGGTGATCGTTCGCAAGCACATGCCGCCACAGCCCCTTTGCGACCCGGCGCAGCGTGTTCTCCACAAGCGGGCGCTTGCGACCGAAGATGCTCTGAGCGGGGGTGTCGAAGTTGATGCATTCGGCTGCGGTCCTCCAAGGCTTTGCGCGGCCGGTGGCGACGGCGCGCGAGTCCGGCGCGGCATACTTCGGCGTCGGCCAGCGGATCGGGAGTCCGTCCCGGCGCGCGATCAAGAACAGGCGCTTGCGAATCGTCGGCGCTCCGCTGTCGCATGCGCGGCGCTCGGTCCAATCGACCTTGTATCCGTGCTGCTTGAGCTGCCGGACAAAGCTCCTGAACGTCACGCCTTTGCGCGCCGGGTCCGGCCTGGAGGTGCCGTCTTCGGCGACTATCAGCGGCCCCCAATCGGTGAACTCTTCCACATTCTCGAGCATCATCACTCTGGGCCGAGTAAGCGCGACCCAGCGCATGCCGACCCAGGCCAGCCCGCGGATGTGCTTGCTGACGGGCGTACCGCCCTTCGCCTTCGAGAAGTGCTTGCAGTCGGGAGAAAGCCAGACGAGACCGACCGGCTGATTTCCGGTGACCGAGATCGGATCCACGTCCCACACGCTCTGAAGCAGGTGCTTCGTGTTCGGGTGGTTGATCGCGTGCATCGCGAGCGCTTCGGGGTCGTGATTGATCGCGATATCGACTGGTCGGCCTAGGGCGGTCTCAAGCCCGGTGCTTGTACCGCCGCCGCCCGCAAAGTTGTCGATCACAAGCTCGTGGCCCAGATCAAGCTGTAGGGTAAAGTCGTCTCGCTTCATTGCGTCAAATTCCAATCAGTTTTCTGTTGGCCCGGTAGGACTCCCAGGCGAACGGCATCACCCGCGCGCCGTCCTCGCGCAGCCGATCCATCACTCGCTCGCCCAGGTATTGCCCTATCTCGTCGGTTGTCAGGTTCGACAGCAGCAGCGTCGCCCTCCCGGACACATAGCGTTCGTTCAGCACCTCGAAGAGCAGCAGCTTCTCGGCCTCGCTGCCGAACTGCACACCGATCTCGTCGAGGATGAGCAGGTCTGGCCGCGTCAGCACGGCGATAGCCTGCGTCTCCGACATCGTGGAGTCGCGGCGCCAGCTGTCCTTGATCGACCTGATCGCCTGTAGCGCGGTGACGAACAAGGCCATCCGGCCGCGCTGCATCAGCTCCAGAGCGATGCCGATCGCAAGGTGTGTCTTGCCCGTGCCCGGCTTGCCGACGAACACGGCGCCGCGCCCAGGCGCAGCCTCGAACCCATCCGCGTAGCGCTTCGCAAAATCGAGCGCGCGGGCCTTCCCGGCATGCCCATCTGTCTCGTAGGTGTCGAGCGTCCGCGTGCGAAAGCGCTCCGGAATCCCGGCCCGACCGATCAGATCCTCCCAACTCCGCTTCGCGGCGGCGCGGCGCGCCTCTTCTGCCTTGAGTTCGTCCAACTCCTTGGCTTCCTTGGCACAGGAAGGGCAGCGCGACCAAACCCGTCCGAACACGTTGATCGACTCGTAGGCGCCATGCACTGCGCACGTCTCCGGGCGAGCACCACGCTCGATGCTGATTTCACCGATGGTCTTCACAGCGCACCTCCGTTCCCGTAATTTCGGCTGTCGAAGTCATCGGATGCCGGGGCGCTTGAGCCTCGCTGCGCGTTCCCTTGGGTGTCCCACGTCGGGTTGTACCCAGCCCATCCGTGGCTCGCGCAGATCTCGACGACCTGGGCGAGCGTCTTACCTGCCTTCTCGGCCTGCTTGCGCACGCCATCGAGTGCGCTCTGGGTCAGCGGCAGGCGCTTCGCTCGTCGTGCCTTCAGCCAGTCCTCTGCATGCGCCCGATCAATTCCCAGCGCGACCAGCTCACGCACTCCGAGTGCCTTCGGTAGGCTCGCGGCTTTCTCTTCGGCTGGCGGATCGAGCGTTTCCGGATTTGCGTCTTTGTTTTTGGGTTTACTGCTACTGCTACTGTTACTGCTACTGCTACTGCTACTGC